AAAAAACGCTTGACGCGGCCCCTGAATTATTTGTAAGACGCAAGCACACTTCAGAACTGCGCCCGGAGCCGAAAAGGCTACCGGGCTTTTTCATGGAGAAACACGATGGGCACGAAAAAGAAGGGCGGCAAGAAATCCTGATGGGCGGTCGCACAAGCGCGACCCGTCCAAAGGGTAATGGCCCCGGCCACGGCGGACCGGCCAGCGGCGCACCGGCACAGGGCGCAGGTTACGGGCCGGGCGCAGGCCCGGCCAAGGCTTTCACCAGCGAGCAACAGCCGACCGGCGAGGCCAAATCAGCCGGTAAGGAAGTGGCAGCCGAGATCAAGGCGCAGATTGCCGCGCGCAAGGAAGAGATACTCGCCGCGCAATTCACGCGCGCCTTGGACACGGCGCATCCGCAAGGGCACGCGGCGGCCAAAGACTTGCTGGACCGGATAGCGCCGCCTGAAAGCAAGACGGACGTAACCACGAATGGCGAGCGGCTAGGCTATGTCATCATGGCGCCGGCAGAGGCAGAGGACGCCGAAGCATGGGCGAAACAGCATCAGCCCCAAGCGTAGTTTGGAAACCGCAGAAAGGGCCACAAACGGCGCTTTTGACCTGCCCGGTCTTTGAGGTTTTCTTCGGCGGCGCCCGCGGCGGCGGCAAGACTGACGGCATGTTGGGCGAATGGGCCGTGCATGCTGACCGATACGGCAAGCAAGCCATCGGCCTGATGGTCCGCCGTACGCGGACGGAATTGCAAGAGACATTCGAGCGGGCGCGGGCGTTGTTCACACCATTGGGCGCGCAATTTACCAGCGTCCCGATGCGATGCGTGATGCCAGGCGGGGCAAGACTGACCTTTGCCTACCTTGAGCGCGACGCGGACGCCGAGAGCTATCAGGGCCACAGCTACACGCGGGTCTATGTCGAAGAGGCGGGCAACTTCCCAAGCCCAGCGCCGATCCTGAAGCTATTTGCCACGTTGCGGTCCGGCTCTGGAGTTCCCTGCCGCATACGCTTGACGGGCAATCCCGGCGGGCCGGGGCATCAATGGGTAAGGGCGCGCTATATAGACCCCGAGCCGATGGGCTGGCGCGTCATGAAGGACGACGTGAGCGGCCTGGAGCGGGTCTATATCCCGTCCCGCGTTGGCGATAACCGACACTTGGGCGCGGACTATGTGGCGCGGTTGCGGGCCAGCGGCGCCCCTGAATTGGTTAGGGCTTGGCTTGAGGGCGATTGGTCAGTCATTGCTGGGGCGTTCTTCCCTGAGTTTGACATGGGCCGGCACGTCATCGCGCCGCGCGAATTGCCTGAGCATTGGTTTCGGTTCCGGTCGCTGGACTGGGGCAGCGCTAGGCCTTTCAGCGTAGGATGGTGGGCCGTATCGGACGGCGAATTGGCTGATATCCCGCGCGGCGCGCTGGTGCGCTACCGCGAATGGTATGGCAGCACTGGCAAGCCAAACGAGGGCTTGCGAATGACTGCCGAGGAAGTGGCGCAGGGCATCGCGCAACGTGAGGCGGGCGACCCCAAGCCTGAGAATGGCCTGCATGGCGTGGCCGATCCGGCCATCTTTAGCAGCGATGGCGGGCCAAGCATCGCCGAGCGCATGGCGCGTGCGGCCAAGGTGTTTTTCCGCCCGGCGGACAACGCCCGCGTGTCGCGTCAAGGTGCGCTAGGCGGTTGGGATCAAGTGCGGGCCAGGTTGCGCGGTGATGAAACAGGGCCGGCCTTGCTGATTTTCAGCACGTGCCGAGACCTGATCCGCACGCTGCCGGCGTTGCAGCATGATCCGGACCGCCCGGAAGATGTGGACAGCGACGGCGAGGATCACGCGCCAGATGAGGCGCGTTACGCTTGCATGAGCCGCCCATGGGTGCGGCAGAAGCCCGTGCATCAGCCGGGCGCGATTGTATCGGTTGGCGCGTCGAACACCGCCACCTTCAACGACTTGTGGAAAACCGCGCCGCGCGCTTCGCGGTGGTGATGGAGTTTAAGCCATGTCAATCAGTGCGCCGTTTTCGCCCGGCCAAACCCTGACCTTTGCCGTGACCGATGCCAGCAGCAACGCTAGCTTTTCGGCGGCGGGCGCTGAGGCTTCCGTGATTGAAGTGCAGAACCTGGGCACGCTGACGTGTTTCATTGCCTTTGGCGCGACTGCCACCACGGCGGGCTATCCGATTGGTGCGGGGCAGTCCAAGGTGGTGAGCAAGGCGCCAGGCGTGGCGCAGATCGCGGCTATTTGTGCGACTGGGCAAAGCACCGCGCTATTCATCACGGCGGGTCAGGGCCGGTAACTTGGGCCAGCGCATCAACACGCGGCTACGAGCGGGCGGCAACGCCAGCGGTGTTGCGTTTGATTTCAGGTCCGGCGCGCTTGATCCGCGCATCACCTTCACGCGCGCATCTGCCGCTTGGTATTTCGACCACAACGGCAATCTGAACCAAGCCGCGACCAATGAGCCGCGCTTTGATTACGCGCCATCCGCGCGGGTTCAAACGTATTCTTACACAATACCGGGTGGACCCAGGGGCATTTTTATCGTTCCTGTAGGCATTAACGGCATCATAAGCCAAACAATTTTCGTGAATGGAACGCCTATCACACCAACTTCAAAATTCAGCTCTCCGCATCATCCCCTGACTGAAACTTGGTTTGGGTTAGGGGCAGTTTATTTTGGCGGAACAGTTTTAAGCATTGAATACACTGGTTATGATCCAGTCGGCCTTTTGATTGAAGGCGGCATGACTAACATCGCGTTACATTCGCGCGATTTTACGCAAGCCGCATGGGTTAAAACAAACATCACCGCCGCGTTTGATGCGACCGGCATTGACGGCGTTGCCAATAGCGCATCAAGCCTGACCGCCACGGCTGCCAACGGCACGGCGCTGCAAACCATCACGTCAGCAAGCGCTACGCATGTGAGCAGCTTTTTTGCGCGGCGCATTACCGGCACTGGCACGGTGGAGATCACGCAAGACAACGGCGCGACTTGGACAACCATCACGCTAACCGACGGATGGCAGCGTTTTAACGTGGCGGCTGCAACCGTGGCTAATCCGGTAATTGGCTTCCGGCTTGTCACAAGCGGCGATGTGATCGCGGTTGACGTGGCGCAATGCGAAGTATCGGCGGTTGTTTCAAGCCCGATTATTACCGGTGCTGCATCGGTAGCGCGGGCCGCTGACAACGCGATAGTCAACACGTTAACGCCTTGGTTTAACCCAATCGAAGGCACGATCCTTGCGGAATATTCGCGGCCATTTCCAAGTAGCAATCAATGGGAATTGTCTTTCAATGACGGGACAAATGCGGAAGGGTTAAATCTGAATAATGCCGGATCAAACCGCATTGTCAATGTGACTGACAATTCCGTTTTGCAATTTCAGGCGACTGTTGGCGCCGGGTTTGATGCAGCCTTTCAAGTCAGCAAGAAGGCCCTTGCCTATCGCGCGGCAGATTTCGCCGGGTGCCTAAACGGCGGCACGGTATCAACTGGCGCGACTGGCACATTACCGACCGTGACCAGCCTTCGCATTGGGCGCTTTGTATCAATCAACCATGCAAACGGGTGGATCAAACGCATCGCGTATTATCCGACGCGGTTGCCTAATGCGACGCTGCAAGGTCTGACCGCATGAGCTGGACCTATACCTTTCACCGCTTCACAAATCGCGCGGCTTTCGACGCGGCCTATGACGCGGCAGGCTTGCCGCGTGAAGATGGGCAGATTGCACCGCCTGAGATCGTGGCGCTGGACGTGTGCGGCACGTTGCATGACCCGGCAGAATACAATGCCGAGGGCGTCATGACCAAGCCGCCTGCCGCGCTGCAAGGCTATCACGTCAACGCGGCATGGGCTGGCGAAATGCCTGATGCCTTCAAGTCTAGCTTAGTGGTGCCAACTGCCCCTAGGAGGGTTTTCGCGTAATGTCGCAGGAACCCGACGATCTTGATTATGACACGCCTTCCGGCAAATACCGCCGCTGGATTGTCGAAATCGAGCAAGCCGATCAGTGGTGCAATAACTGGTATCAAACGGCGCAGCGATGCTTGGACCGGTATCGAGACGAGCGGAAGAACGCATCTTCATCGGATGACGGCGAGCGCCGCATCAACATCTTTTGGTCGAATGTCTCCACCTTGCAGCCTGCGCTTTACGCGCGCCGCGCGAAGCCGGTGGTTGAACGGCGATTTAAGGATGCTGACCCGATTGGCCGCACGGCGGCGGAAGTGCTGGAGCGCGCCGTTACCTTTGCGACTGACAGCGACCAATTCGACGAGGTGATCAAGCAAGCGCGTGATGACCGGCTGATCGTGGGCCGTGGCACGGCCTGGCTGCGCTATGTGCCGCACTTTGAGAAGATGCAACCGCCGACGCCTTCCGAGGGCGTGGGCATTACTGACGACGCTTCCGAATATGAAACCGAGACGCCGGAAGAACCCGGCGATATGCTGGTATTTGAGGAAGTGGCGCACGATTATGTGGCGTGGCGCGATTACCTTATGTCGCCGGCCAAGACCTGGCGCGAAGTGCGATGGGTTGCGCGCAAAGTGCAGATGACGCGCGCCGAATTGATTGAGCGATTTGGTGAAGAGATTGGCCGGGCGGTGCCGCTAAATGCGCGCTTGCGGCAAGACAATCCCGACACGCCAGAGGCGCGCTTCCGCGATGGCATGGCGGCGCGTGCTGAAGTGTTTGAGATTTGGGACAAGGCAGAGCGCAAGGTTTGCTGGATTGCCAAGGGCTACGAGGCGCCGCTTGACGAGCGCGAAGACCCGCTGCGGTTGCGCGAGTTCTTCCCTTGCCCCAAGCCGCTATTTGCCACGATCACGACTGACAGCCTGATCCCGACGCCTGATTTCCTGTTATACAAGGATCAGGCGAATGATTTGGATGACGTCACCTATCGCCTATCCAAGCTGACCGAGGCGTGCCGCGTTTCTGGCGTTTATGACGCATCGCAGGACGCCAGCCTTGGGCGGTTGTTCCAAGAGGGCGGCGATAACCGGCTGATCGCGGTCAATACTTGGGCGGCGTTTTCCGAGAAGGGCGGCTTGCGCGGCGTGATGGATTTCGTGCCGCTTGACGGCGTGATCGCCACCATCCGCGAATTGACGGGCCGCGAGCAAGCCCTGAAGGCGCAGATTTACGAGATCACGGGCATTTCGGACATTGTGCGTGGTTATTCCGCACCATCCGAGACTGCCACGGCGCAACAGATCAAAGGGCAGTTTGCCGCGTTGCGCTTGCAGGAACAGCAGGCCGAGGTGGCGCGGTTTGCGCGTGACTTGATCGCCATGACGGCGGAGATCATTGCCGAGCATTTTCAGCCCCAGACAATTGCGTTAATGTCAGGCTTGCAGGAGCAAGCGCCCGAGTTTCAGCAGGCTTTCATGCCGGCGGTGGAATTGCTGCGCCAGGATGCGATGCGGAGCTTCCGCATTGAGATCGAGACAGACAGCACGATTGCGATTGATGAACAGGGCGACAAGCAGGCCGCGACTGAGTTTCTGACCGCGATGGGCAATTACATGGCAAGCAGCCTGCCCATGGCGCAGCAAGCGCCGGAATTGCTGCCGGTGGTGGGGCAAGGCGCGGTGTTCCTTGCGCGGCGGTTCCGCGCCGGGCGTCAGCTTGAGGGCGCGATTGAACAGGCGTTCCAAGCGCTTGAGCAGCGGGCGCAACAAATGGCGCAGCAGCCGCAACAGCAGCAGCCGGACGCGGCCATGTTGAAGGCGCAGGCTGATGATAAACGGCTTGCCATGGAAAGCGAAATCAAGGGCCGAGAGCTGATGCTGCGCGAGCAGGAATTGGCTTTCAATGCCGATCTAAAGGCCCGTGAGATGGGCTTGCGTGAGGCCGAGATGATGCAATCCCGCAAGGACGCGCTACTGCCTGACCGTGAAGCGCTGGTGCAAGGCAACGAAGGCGCCTTGACGCAATTGGCGGCATCTTTGGCGGCATTGGGGCAAAGTCTTGAAATGATGCAACAGCAACAAGCCAATATGGCGCAAGTGCAGACGCAAGCCTTGGCGCAATTGTCGGCTTCCATGGCGGCGCCTAAGCGCG